TACACTCATCAAAAGTTTCATATATAAATTTTTTTGATTTTTTGTCGGAAATTAAATATGGGATGCCTAATGTTCGTGCAACATCTTTAATAGCTAAAAATGGGGTAATATAACTAAAATTAATAATTTGGAAAACTTTATCTTCTCCATATTTTTCAGTAATATATTGAACAACTTTTTCACGATTATCAAAATCTAAATCTACATCAGGTTCTGAAATTCTCTCTGGATTTATAAAGCGTTCAAAAATTAGGTTGTATTTAATAGGGTCAAGTTCACTAATTCCCAATAAATAACAAACGATAGACCCACCGGCAGAACCACGGCCTGGGCCTACGAAAACACCATTTGATTTAGACCAATTGATAAAATCCCACACAATCAAAAAATATCCATCAAAATCCATTTGATGAATCATTTTTAATTCATATTCTATACGTTCTTTTCTTATTTTTTGATCTTCTTCTGAAAGTTTGTCGAAATTTCTTTTTGTCCAGCCTTTATATGCAAGATCTTTTAAATATTCTTCGTTTGTATTAAATCCTTCGGGTAACGGATAATGGGGTAGTTTTGGTGATTGAAATGGCATTTTAACATCTTCGACAATATCAAGAATTTTATTTGTATTGGAAAGACCTAAATTTACATTATTAATACCAATTTGGGTGTCTAAGATTTCATGGATTTCTGTATCACTCATTAAATAACAATCCTGATAAACCTCAGTCATCGTTTCCTCATCACGAGCAATTTGAACCAAACGACCTTGATAGTATAAATCTTCTTTTGTTGCTGAATGGCTATCACAAGTAATAATAAAATCTGTGTTAGTATCTTTGGATAATTGAATAAGTTTTTGGTTATATTCAATTTGATCAGGAGTATTGTGAGGCATTATTTCAAGATAGAAATGTGGAAATATAGATTTATATTCTTCAATATATTCAATACATTTTTGATAATCTTTTTCTCTTGAAATCTTAGAGGCAAGACAGGCTGTAGATACAATAAATAAATTACCATATGGCTTTAACATATTTAAATCAACTCTTGGACGATAATAAAATCCTTCAAGATTTGATTTTGAAACAATTTCATTTAAGGCAATACGTGATTTTTCATTGATACATGTAAGAAGTAAATGGAAATACTTACTATCTTTGTCTTTAATATTAATATCAAAACATTCATATGCTTCTACACCATAGAACAAACGAATATCTGGATATTCTTTTTGGATTTCCGCATAATAAATCCAAGAATATTCATTACCATGCTCATGTATTCCAAATCCCTTTAATCCTATTTCTTTTGCACGTTCTAAATAGTCTCTTGGTGTTGAGAAAGCGTCCAAGAGGCTGTACATGCTATGGTTATGTAATGCGGTATAAGTCATATATTATCCTTTTTTAATTAAATTGTAATCTTGAATGACTGCTTGAGGACTTGAAATTTGGTTAAATGAGTTCATATTTACCTTTACTACAGCTTCCAATTCTACCCATGTTCCCAATGGTTCTTCTTCTTTTATCTTAAGGATAGGATCATCTGAATTGCGCTTAAAGGCCATACATTGTACATAATCATCATTTAACCTAAATTTAAAACTGTCACTTTCTTTTCCCATCAACTCAATATCGTTAGTATTAACCCTAACGTTCTTAACTAATATACAAGGTTCTTCAATTGTACCACACCAAACACCTTTTAACTTATCTAATTTTTGAACAAAATCAAGAGTAATTTCTTCAGGCGACATAATAAAATCAACTCTGTAGAACTTATCGAAATCTACATCTTTTAATTTTTCATTCATAAATTCAATTGCTTTTTTAATGTTTTGTTTTTTCAGACCGACTCCAGAGGCTCCTGCGTGTCCTTGCACAAAATCAAATAACTTAGTTTCTTCAATAAACTGCTTAAAATTTTCAATAGGGCTATTATTATAATTTCTCATAGAACCGGTATAATAATCTGCACTTCTTTCTGATTCGTGAATTAGAATACAGGGTTTAGAGTATTGCGAAGCAAGTTTCATCGCTACAAGCCCTACATAATTACTATCTAATCCATTACAATTGGCAAACAAAACCTTATTGCTATTCCTATTATATTTTTCAATATCTTGATTAATAATTTCCAAACCTTTATCAATTTCACGATTTTGTTTAGCACGTAGGTTTGTAGCAACTCTTGCTACTCTAGTATAAATATCTTCTTTTACTGTTTCTGTTTTACTATTTTTGGTATAGTCAAATTCTTGATAAATTTGGCAAAAGGCTTCAAATAAGTTTTTCTTATCTTCCATTTCGCCGGTTCGGATTGTGGCGTTGCACAAAGGACTTATATAAAACATGCAGTTGATGATATTAACTTCATTATTCATAGAATAACTTTGTTTATTGATTAATGCCAAAAATGCTTTATTTTTTACATTAGATAACCCTAATTCAATTAGTCTACGATTTTCGAGTGTTCTAAGATCCATACTATCAGCGATTAATGATAAGGCTACTAAATCTAAATATTTATCAGCATTGTCGTTCCATGTTGATTCGTCAATATTTTTAATAAACTTATAAACAACTGCTCCTCCAGATAATGATTTATTCTCATAATTTTCAGAATAAAATGGGTTAACTATAATAGCATAATCGTTTTGGACATTCTTCTCATGGTGATCCAATACAATAATATCAACACCTTTTTCTTTTAATACCTTACATTGTTTTGAATCGTTTGACCCCGAATCGGGAAGCAAAAGAAGATTCACATTCTCTGGAACTTTTACGCTATTACTAAGTCCATGTTGTTTACCTTCACTCATAATATATTGTAAATTAATAGAAGGAAATGTTTCTTTTAGGTATTGATATAGAATTGCAGAAGAACATACTCCGTCAAGATCATTGTCCATAAGGATACAAATATTATCATTGTTTTCAATATGTGTCAAGAGGCATTTTGAAGCTTCGTCAATATTGCTTAATAAATTATATGGAATTAAATCCGCATCTGTGGTTTTAAGATATTTATTTGGATAAGAAACTCCACGGTTTAACAAAATCATATCAACTAAATCATAATCATTATTGCTAAAATTTACATTATTATCAATTAATTTATATTTCATTTATTTTATCCTATATATATTATTTTTTATCAAATATTCCCATTTTTCAGGATCATCAGAAGGAGACTCTTTTTCTCCTAAAACCTTATCTTCATCATAAATCGCAAAGATAGGTATTCCGTCAATAAATCTATTTGCTAATTTCTCAGTTTCTTCTTTCCCTACATCTTGGTCTAAACATAAAACTATATCGCAATCAATTCTACTTAGTTTATTAATTTGTTGTTGCCCAACTTTCTTACCCATAAAAGCAATGGAATTTCGATAACCATACGCCCATAGCTGATGGCAACTTTTCTCAGCTTCAAAACAATAACATTTTCCAGTTTCCTTGATATAATTTCCTGTTTTGTGATACCCATAAAGTATTTTATTTCTTGGGCAAGGCTCTAAATATAAAAATTTTTGTTCCCATTCTTCAAATTCATGTTTAAAAATTCTTGATTTAATGCCTACGAGTTGCCCCAATTCATCTCTGATTGGTATAGTGATTCTATTTGTAAATTCGTCGTATCCCAATTCCCATTCACGTTGAACTGAATATGGGACATGATCGTTATACCAGTAGTCATTAACATAAGGCTTATAGTAAGAAAGGATACTCTCGTCCAACACCCTAATTGGCGTATCATCTTCTTCTTCATCATTACTCTTCATTTTCATGAGCATTTTTGTAATCCTTAGACTTTCAGGCAACTCTAATGTCGGCTCATGATAATAATCCAACCCTAACTCATTACAGCACCATAACATCGCTTCAAAAAAATTACATTTATTAATAAATTGTATAAGAGAAAAAATATCAGTTTTATCTCCCATATCTTTTGTGTAGTTTACAACATTTAAATATTCATTATTGTATAGAGTTATTGCCTGTGGATTGTCAGAAGGAGGTGGATTCCCACAAGTCCAATAACCTGAAGATGAGGAATGGTACTTTACATTCTGACAACCCAACTCTTGTAGAATAAATTCTACCTTATTATTTTCAATGATATATTCTTTAAGTTGGTATGAATCCATGTGTCCTCATTATTTTCTAAATAATTCTCCCTCTTCGATCCACCGATTTAAATTAAGATCGAGACTAAAGAGTAAATTTTTCTTTGCACCGCTTCGTAACTTATCTGTAACAAAACAATAATATCTTTTATTTAAATCTAATGCCCTTTGGCACTCTTCGCCCCAATCACCATTATTGGACTCATAATTAATATAATAATATTTATGAAAATCTTTAGAATCTATTTCTTTGCACAAAAATAAAGTGTCAAGGATATTTTTGATCCCTTTCGAGGCAGCTATTGTCATAGAATTTAATTCCATAGGTTGCATCATGTGAGCATCTGGTGTAAGCTGAATACTGCCATAGATGTAGATATTTAATTGATTTGCTAATTCCTTCAATTTAGTAGTTGTTGCGATTAAACTTGCCCATTCACCAAGAGCATTTGTATCATTTTTTAAAGTGTCATAGAAGAAATAGTTAATCGAATTGGTCATATGCGCTTTTGTAATTTCAAAATTAAGGCTTTTGTCATCATATGCCATAGATACGTCTTTGGCATAAATTAATCCTTCAGTTTCTTTCTCTATCCATTTTGCTACTTTCATAACCTTTCTATATTCAACAGATTCAACCATTAATCGTTCTTCAAAATCTTCTAAAGATTCTATATTATTTCCATTTTCATCTCTTTTGCGATAAACAAATTCTCCTTCTTCATTTTTGAATAATCCAAGTGTGATTTCTTTTTCTTTCTTCTCAATTTTTACACCAGTTATCTCTTGGAAACAATCATTATTTAAAATCGTAACAAGTAAACAATATCTCATTTCAGAAATGCTCATCTCGTTTAAAAGAACCATTACTTTTTGTTTTAATACTAGTGCAATATAGGCAATAATTGTAAACATAAAACGTGATTTGCCAGCATTACTAAGCATACCTACACACATTATTTGTTTTAATCTAATGCCTCTAAGCATATCGGTAACGAGCGGGTACTGTAGTGGAAGCCCCATATCTGGATTATCAAGACAACTCATAATAACACTTGACCTATTTTCATTTAATACTTCTATGTCATTATCTTTCATAATTACAGTTCTTATTTTGTCTACGCGAGTTCTGATTAGTCGG